ATTTGCTCAAGCTCAAGTTAAACCAGAAGGTTCTGGTGTAGCTTTTGACAATGCTCAAGAGACTTACACTGCAAGATACCAACACGAAACTGTTGCTCTTGCCTTCGCGATAACTGAGGAAGCAATCGAAGATAACTTGTACGACCAACTTTCATCTAGATATACAAAAGCATTAGCTAGATCGATGGCGAATACAAAACAAGTAAAAGCTGTTAGCCCATTAATTAATGGTCTACCGGGAGTGACAACTGGTAAGTTTACATCTGGTGACGGAGCAAACTTATTTAGTACATCACACCCTACAATTGCTGGTAACATCAAGAACACGTTAACAACAGCAGCTGACTTGAACGAAACATCATTAGAGCAATCATTGATTGACATTGCTGCATTAACAGACGAAAGAGGTCTAAAAATTGCTGCAAGAGGAATGAAAATGATTATTCCTTCTGAGCTTCAGTTCACAGCTGAGAGATTAATGAAATCAGCAGGTAGAGTTGGAACAGCGGATAATGATGTCAACGCAATCGCGTCAATGGGAATGATTCCACAAGGTTATGTGGTTAACAATTTCTTAACTGACACAGATGCGTTCTACATTATCACAGATGTACCAAACGGTATGAAGTATTTCGAAAGATCTCCTATCAAAACAGCGATGGAAGGTGACTTCGATACTGGTAACGTAAGATACAAAGCTAGAGAAAGATATTCATTTGGAGTATCTGACTTCAGAGGTATCTTTGCATCACCAGGTGCTTAATACTTAATTTTAAGGGGCGGAACATATTTCCGCCCCTTTTTTTAAATAGAAAGAAAAAATGCGTCCCAAAAAATTCAGAGTACAGATAAATGCCTACCAATATCACGCAGATTTTGTTATAGAATCACTCGAATTACCATTAGATATCGAAAATGCCATAGTTGACAAACTAGGACAAAAAGATATAAAATGGGAGTATCTTGGAGAAATGATGGATCCAAGAGTACAAAGAATAACCTATGAGGAGGTTATCGATGGAGAACATGATGCAACATC